TGATGGTTTGTTTTTCTGTTAGCACTATCTTTAGAACATAGATATGGAACACCTGTTTCAACTTGTGATTCAATAATCTTATTCCAAATTTCCTGAGCCTTAACTTTCTTACCAAGGCCCATACTTACGGCTAATTTATAATTCTCTTCGTATTCATCACCGTAACTTTCTTGTAATGGTTTGATACCCGCCTTAATAATATCGTTAGGACAGAACAAATACCAATCTTCATTGTTCTTAACTGCGTTCATGAAATTATCGGGAATCCAAAGTGCGGTAAATAAATCACGAGCTCTTAATTCCTCAGCACCTGTATTTTTTTTAATCTCCAATAGGTCAAAGATATCTTTGTGCCAAGGTTCCAAGTAAATTGCCGCAGAACCAGGTCTACGTCCTTGTTGGTTAAAGAAACGAAGCGACTCATTAACAATCTTTAAATACTTTAAAAGACCACCAGCATATCCACCTGAAGATGAAATACGACTCTCCTTACTACGAATGTTAGACATTGATAGTCCGATACCCGCAGCGTCTGATGAGTAAGTTGAGATATCTCTCATGGTGTTTAACAACCCTTCACGAGAATCCGAATCATTGTAATGAAGAACACAAGAAGCAAGTTGCGGAACTTTAGTACCAGCATTAATCATGATTGGTGTTGCCGGTGATATTCTTTGTGTCGATAACGCTTGGTAGTACTCAACCGCCTCCTCAAATGTATTAGTCACCCAAAGAGCAACTCTCATATACATGTGTTGTGGACGTTCAACTACTTTACCTTCTGACAACTTCAAAAGATACATTTCTGCAAGTGACCTCCAAGCAAAATAATCAAAATTATAATCATTATCATGATTAATAATCGCATCAATATTACTTGGCCCATAATCCTCAATAATTTTCATTAATTTTTCATTAATGATACCTTCACTGTTTAACAAATTCATGGTATTTGAAAAACTTGGGTCAGTTTCCTTATGGTAAGATGAAATAGCAACTGACGAAGCTAATCTTGAGTAGTCGTGATGACTACCTGTAAACGCCGCGGCGATTTCATAGATTAACTTATCTAATTCTTTTGTTGTAATAATACCTTCAGTTGGTACTGAAGTGATAACCTTAATAAAGATTTCATCGGAGTTGACACTCAACCCCTTTGAAGCTCTTTTGATACGGTTATAAATTTTTTGTGGATTAAATGACGAATCATCTCCACTTCTTTTTTTAATTTTAAGTGACATCATAGTTTAAAAAGATAGTAAATTAAAAATCGTCAGTAAAGGAGATAGTCTCATTTAACTTGGCTTTTTGATATTCAACGGTACGTGACTCAAAGAAATTACCCTTTGTTTCAACTGCGATTTGTTCCATGAATTTGAACGGTTGCTCAACATTAAATTGTTTTTTACATCCAAACTTTACTAATAATCCATCAACAACAAACTCAAGATATTGTTTCATTAAATTTGAATTCATACCGATAAGTGAAACTGGTAGTGATTCAGTGATGAACTCTTTTTCAATCTCTAATGCTGACAATAGAATTTCTTTAATTCTTTTCTCACTCGGTTTGTTTTCAATGTGATTGTTCAATAAATGAATTGCGAAGTCACAGTGTAAGTTTTCGTCTTTGAAAATCAAAGCGTTAGCATTACACAATCCTTGCATGATACCTCTTGATTTCAACCAAAAGATAGAACAGAATGAACCTGAAAAAAAGATACCCTCAACCGCAGCAAACGCAACCAATCTTTCTTGGAACGATGCGTTCTCAATCCAATCTAAAGCCCATTTAGCTTTCTTTTGAACTGCAGGTAGGTTATCTAACGCTGTAAAACATTTGTTCTTTTCTTCTTCATTTGATACGTAAGTATCAATAAGAAGAGAATACATTAAACTGTGAATGTTTTCCATAGCAAGTTGCATACCATAGAAAAACTTAGCTTCAGGATATTGTACTTCTCTGTAGAAATTCTCAGCCAGGTTTTCATTTACAATACCATCTGACGCCGCGAAAAACGATAAAATATTTTTTACAAAATACTGTTCATTCTCTGATAAGTTTTCCCAATCTCTTAGGTCACCGCTTAAATCAATTTCTTCTGCCGTCCAAAACGCCGCTTGATGCATCTTATAATATTCCCAAATATCATTGTGATGGATAGGAAATATTACAAATCGGTTCGGATTAATTTCTAAAATTTTTTCTTTCATTTTTTTATTTTTATTTAATTATTTACGTATTCCCAAAAAAAACCACCACACGAATTTCTAACCCCCTTACAAACTAAAACAATATTACCTTTATTTTTAATATTATTTTTTTTACAAGCAATTTCTAATGATGGATATATTTCTAAAATTTTTTTTGTTTTTAAACATATTTTTTTTACTTTTCTAACATTTTTTGCAGGTTTCCCTTTTAAGTAACTATTTTGACTAAGTTTTAATTTATGTTCTTTTGATAATTTTTTTCCAATTAAAGAATTACTAATATTTTTTTTAGTCTCTTGGGTTCTTTTTTTCCCTTTACCTGATTTTCCAATTTTTTTTTTATGTTCGTCTGACAATTTTTTACCTTTCCAATAATTATGTTTTCCTTTATTACTTTTTGATATTTTTTTTCTAGTTTCCTCGCTCGGAACATAATTAAGATTTGACTCACCACCGTCGGTCAGATTAAGTAATTTATTAGTTTCTTTATAATTTTTTATCCAATATATTTCTTTTTCAACCCATTCTTTATCATTAGTTTCTTCAATTACTTTTATTTCAGGAATTTTATTTTCTTTCAACATTTTTTTTATCCACAAATATAAAGGTCTTTTAATATTTTTTTTACTTAAATAAATGTGTTGTCGTAACCGTTCTTTTATATCTTTTTTTGTTTTTCCAACATACCTTATTATCTCAGGTTTGTCCGGATGAAAAATTCCATAAATTACAATTGTTTCCATATTAATAAATATCTCAATATTTTTAATATTACTAATTTATTTAAGTTTTCTTTATACCTGTTGTTGTTTTCTTTTCTCCATAATTTCTTTAATTCTACTTCTATTTCTTTCTTCCTTCTGTTCCTCAAGTCCTAAGAATGTTGTAGTACTTTCTGTATCAATTTCTAACATTTCGTTATTGAACTTACAGTTTTCAAATACCACTCCGTCTTTACCAATTCTCGACTTTGTGATAGCAATAGTTGCAAGATTTAATTCTTTTTGTTGTAGCGACTTAGCCACCGTGATGATAACGTGTCCTACCTGAGCCTTCTTAATAGAACCACCCATTTGGTCAGTTGTTACCACATCAGATGAAATAGAACTTCTATTACCCTGTGTTGCCGTCCAACCAGCAATATCTAATTCATGACACATTGATTCAAACGCTCTCATCACTGAACCCTCAGATTTCCATTCATCGTCCATCATCTTTTCAGGTGTTACACAATCAATATAATCCAAAATAACAACATCAATCTTTGTCCCATCAGCAATCAACTTTCTAATCTGATTTTTAATCTGATTCATAGTTAATGTGTCTGAAGGTAACTTTTTCATAATCAACTTGTTTGGCATTGTTTCCTTAATCTCTGCGATTTTAGCCATAACTTTTTCTTTATGATTACCAAGTTCGTCAGGTGCTATACCCGTCCAACATGTAAAATGTTTTCTCTGAATGATTTTATAGTTATCCTCAAAGAAAATTTGTAATACATTAAAACCTAAATTAAAAGCGTGATTAGCAATCTTTGTTGTCAGTGTTGACTTACCAACACCAGTGGGTGCTAATATAACACCAATTTCTCCTTTCGCCAAACCACCTTTCAAAAGATTATCAATACCCGGTATTCCCATAGGGATTGGATGTCTATAATCATCCGCTAATACTTCATCTAAGTCTTGAAACACATCTCCCGTTCCTCTATCCACGTTTCCAACCTGTAAAGCTCCTCTAACCATTTCTTCCAAAGTGTCGTAGTTTTCAAACTCACCGTGGTCAATGATTTTCTTAGCCTTATCCATAACTTTTTGAAGTTCTTGTTGTTTACAAAACTTCAATGCTTTTTCCTGTACAAACTGAGTGCCCTCTTCGGTAACATTTTGTATATCAGAAATAGTGTCAAGAGTTATCTTTAATAATAACTCCTGACTAATTTCACTCTTAGCTTTTTGTTGAATTGTCTCAAAACTAGGACTGTGTTCAAACTTTGAATAGTATTCTTTTACCATCTGAACAAATAATCTGAAGTATTTGTTTTCAAAATAAGTAGATTCCATCACCTCAATAATTGAGTGTGAAAAATCCTTATCAAGTATTATTTGGTTAAGAAGTTGTAATTGGAAGGTCTCTCCCAAATAGTCAAAATTTTTGTCAGCCATATTATGTTTGTTTTTAGAATAAATATCAACGAGCCAGCTGATAACCCATGTATTCGTGTGTTAAATTTCTTGCTGACAACACGTCAGTAAGACCAAAAAGGATACCTTTTAGGAACGGGCGTATGTCTACGGTGTATCTTATCTTCGGTGGATAAAGTTTTGCATCAAATGTATAATGACACATTGTCGTATCACCATTTTTGATATAGATGTTAAACGACTCAGGCCCATCAGTGAATGATGTGTTCAATACCTCAGGGTCTTCACTAATCTGATATTGATTGTCCAACATGTAGTTTACAGTTTTCATTTTGAAATTTTCTTTCAACTCTGAAATGAAACCATCCATAATGTCAATCAACTCAGCCGAGTTATGAGCCTTTGGGTTATAACCCTTAACGTTAAAAAAACGTTGTACGATAAAATTGTTGTTTACCGTCATCAAGAATTCCAGTTTGGTAATGTCTTGTTCTTTCATAATTTATTTTTTGTTTGTTTTTGTTTTTTCTTTTCTTGTTAATTTCATAAATGGTTGGATGAAATATGTCCAAGCATCGTCCCCTTTTGGTAGGTATTTGAACAACCCGTCCTCAACCATATACTTAATTAAGTTCTTGTAACTTCTACCCTCAATATCTAATTTTTCTGTAACTATTGATAGTATCTCTTCTTTGTCATCATCCCTCAATAAAGGATTAGATAAGTCAACAATCTGTTCATTAACTTGGAAAAATTCTTTTTCAAAGATACCTGATTTTGTTTTACCAGTTAAAAGGTTTTTTAGAGTTTGATTGTCTTTTTGTTCTTTTAACAAATCTTCCGCTCTTGTTAAAATATCGTTATAAGAAACTTCTTTTTCAAGTATCTCAGGAAAAAATTTAACTAAAGTTTTTTCACCCAAAAGATAGATACCTTCAATATTATCTGATTTATCACCAGTTAATATCTTTAATGTCTTCACGTTATAGTGTGGGAACTCAAAGTCATCAAATTTAATCTTATCCCCGTGTTTAAACGTAGCTTTAACTGATGGTGAGTATATGGACACCTTTTCGGAAATAAGTTGTGTTAAGTCTCTATCTGATGAAAAAATTAATTTGTCTTCATTTTCAGATATTTGACAATAATAAGCAATTAAATCATCTGCCTCTCTTCCACTAATTTCTAATTGTCTTATATAGACCTCTTCCAAATATTGTTTGATACGATTTTTTTGTTTTAGGTAGGACATAAAGATAGCATCCTCCATAACCAATCGTCGGTTTTGTTTGTATTTGGGGTAAAGAATTCCACGTAAACTCGTGGAATCTTCACCATCCCAAAGTACTACCACCTTGTCAAAGTTTTGTTCGTTTATGAATTTACGAAGTGTATTCATAAAATGATACAATGCTCCAATGTGTTCTCCATTGTGGAAGTAGTCCTTCACACCATGAAACCCAATTTTCATCAGATTGTTTCCGTCAACAAGTAGTGTTTTTTTCACGAACTAAAATTAAAATGGTTCGTTTTCGTTTGCAAAAGTTTCTTCAGATTCATCAAGAGTAATTTCTCCAGTACCTGAAAGAATTGCGTTCCAATACTGTGAATATTCTTTTTTGTATTTTTCAAGAGCATCTTTATCGTCAACAATATATCCTTGTGGTGTTGCAATAATCTTACCATCTTTATATCCTAATCCATTAATATGGTTTTTTAGGACAGATATTTTTGTTCTGATGGCGTAAGATACCGTTCTACCATTTTTAGTTGCGGTAATGTGATTGATGCCAGCGTTTTTCTGATTACCAAACAAGAATACAAGAGCAGACGCTAACCAAAGAGCCTCACCACCTTTTGCCTTGATTGTTGGTTGTCCAAATGGATTGTCAGGTAATTCAACCCAAGGTTGATTAACTACCACCATTGTATTTGTGTATGGATAATCTTCCTTACGAGATTTAGTAATACGAGCTTGAATACCCATACCAATCTTATCTGCTAATACAGATGCATTATGTTGTTTTCCACCCTTACCGTCAAATGTCATCTTACAAGGAACCGAACCGACTGAATCCCAAAGGAAACAAAGAGAATAAGGAATATTACCTTTTTCTTGTTCGTCTAATAGTTCGTTAATGTAATCGGTAACTTGTTCAATATAGTCAAAATTATCGTTAAAGATAAACTGACCATCCCATTCACCGTCAACCATTTCAGCATTAAGACCAAGTTCTACTGCGTGGTTCCAGCTCCATTTTTTCTCGGTGATAACAAAAACAGGCAAATGCCCCTTCTGCTGAGCAGACACAGCGGCCTTGACAAGCGCAGTCGTTTTTGAAGAGTTCGAGTGACCCAAGAACATGTTGATGTTACCCAAAGCAGGACCAGGTAAACCGCAACTATTATGGAAAGCTTCACCGACTTCATAAAACTCGGTTTCTTTATATTTTGTTTTTGTGGAATATTTGTCTTTGATTGCATCTAATGAAAATTCTTTTTTCTTTATTGCCATAAATGTCTATGATTTAGTTTGTTTGTAGTTTAAAAATAGCAAAGGTTGGACACTTTGTGTATATTAGTGTCCAACCTTTTATAAATTAGAATGGTAAATCACCATCCGGCTCAGACTCAGCCTGTGGGTCAACATATGAACCACCGATAGTACCTTCGTCAGATGAACTATCACCATAAACGTATTTACCTAAATCAGATGACCATCTTGGAGTTTCTCCACGAGCAATTGCTTCCAAATAC